GTCTTAATGATGAAGTAGAAAAGTGTTTCTCTCAAAGTATGGAGAAAGAAGATGTTCTTTCAACTCTCAAAGAACAACTTAAAGAATTTGAAAATGCTCAAGAACGATTGAGAGAATACGGTAGTATCAAAGGTAAGTTGTCACAACGTATACAAACTATTGTAAAAGAGCATAAATTTTTTACAGAGAATACGGTTTGTCCTACCTGTAATCAAGATATTGAAGAGTTGTTTCGAGTAAATAGAATTAGTGATTCCCAATCTAAAGCAGAAGAGCTCCGAGAGGGGTTTGAAAAACTTCAATCGGCTATTAAAAATGAGGAATTGAGGGAATCACAATTCAAATCCTTGTCAACTCAAATTTCAGAAATACTTAATGACATTTCTTCTTTCAATGTACAGATCACTGGTTTTCAACGACAGATACGAGGACTGGAATCAGAAATTCAAACTATTACCAGTCAGATCGAGAACAGAAATACTGAACATGAAAAGTTAGAAGTTCTAAGAGAAAATTTAGATAAAACCTACGATGAACTTGTTGAACGTAAAGAAAATATTACCTACCATGATTTCATATACAGTCTTCTTAAGGACGGTGGAGTCAAGGCAAAAATTATTAAAAAATATCTTCCTCTTATCAATCAACAAGTAAATAAGTATCTCCAGATGATGGACTTCTACATCAACTTTAAACTTGATGAAGAGTTTAATGAAACTGTGGAGTCTCCTATTCACGAAGACTTTTCCTATCCATCATTTAGTGAAGGGGAGAAAATGAGAATTGACCTAGCACTACTATTCACTTGGAGGGAAATTGCAAGGGTCAAGAACTCTGTCAATACAAATCTCCTGATTATGGATGAGGTCTTTGATAGTTCACTAGACGGTTTTGGAACCGACGAGTTTCTTAAAATTATTCGATACACTATCAAAGACGCAAACATATTTGTTATTAGTCACAAGACTGGTATGGAAGATAAGTTTGATGATGTAGTCAAGTTTGAAAAACATAAAGGATTCTCAAGAAAAATTTAGTTTTGTAATAATTCCACAAATGTTCATGAAGATACACAACGACTAATATATAGTTCAGTGATATGGAGATCGTTATGAAAAATCTTGTTTCACGCAATGAATTAGCATCCTGGAAGTGGGATGAAAAAACTACAGTCAATGACAAATACGATCAAGTATCCGAATACTTCCAATGCATTTCAGAATGTGGCATCATAGATAGTTCCGCCAGGAGGTTCTGCAGACACGTCCTAACAACAGAGTAATCTTGTAAAACGGAGAATAATCTGACCGAAGACCCGCCCCCCCAAGGGCGGGTTTGGTGTATGTGCCAATATATAAACTGTCTGACCCACTCAAGAAACAGGTGGGTTTTGTTGTATTGTAGCTACATCGAGACAGACCACCATGATCAACTACGAAATCAAATCACAACTGGCCAAACTTCTTGCCACTGAGAACATGGTGGTTGAGAACCGTAATGTAGAAACCGCACAGTTTGATGTTGAGAAGCGAGTACTTACTCTTCCGATGTGGAAGAGAGCTTCTAACGTTGTATATGATATGCTTGTTGGACATGAAGTGGGTCATGCTTTGTTTACTCCTAACGAATGGGACTGGGAGGATCGTGTACCTAAACAATTTGTCAATGTTGTAGAAGATGCACGTATTGAAAAACTGATGAAACGTCGGTATCCAGGTCTCTCCAAAAGCTTTTACAAAGGTTATCAAGAGTTGTCTGAGAATGACTTCTTTGAAATTGAAGATAATGACATTTCTTCTTACAACCTTGCAGACCGTGCCAACCTGTGGTTCAAAATTGGTAACTTTGTTGATGTTCCCATCGCAGATGAGGAACAAAAGTACATTGACATGATGAAGGAAACTGAAACTTTTGCTGATGCAGTAATGGTTGCAGAAGAACTTTACAAGTATTGTAAAACTCAACAAGAGAAAGAAAAAACTCAAGCCATCTCTCTACCTAATCCATCACAAGGACAAACTGAAGGTCAGTCAGAATCTGGTAATGATGAGTCTGATGAATATTCTCAGGAACAAACTCAAACTGAGAATACCGTAGGAGAGAGTGTTGATGCCCCAAATTCAAATAACGATAACCTTGAGGTGCACACTGACGAAATTTTTGAGAACGGTACTCAAGAGTTCAATGGGAATTTGACTCCTGGTAGTCGTCCATTGAGTTATCTTGAAATTCCTAAGGTTAATATTGAAGATGTCATTGTCAAGAACAATACTGTCCACAAAGAATTGGAAGATCATTGGACTGATCTGAGTACTCCTAGAGAGTATCATTGTGGATATACACAAAAAATCAAGATGACCAAACCTAAGGACTTTAGTGCTCCTGATAACGAATACAAAAAATTTAAAAAATCCGCACAAAAGGAAGTTAACTATCTGGTCAAAGAATTTGAGTGTAAGAAATCTGCAGATGCATATTCTCGTTCATTTACTTCCAAGACTGGTACTCTTGATTGTACTAAACTTCATACCTACAAATTCAATGAGGATCTTTTCAAGAAAGTAAATATTATTCCTGATGGAAAGAACCATGGACTTATCTTTATTCTTGATTGGTCTGGTTCTATGAGTGACTGTATGATTGAAACTACAAAACAACTTTTTAATCTTGTTTGGTTCTGTAGTAAAGTAAACATCCCTTTCGATGTTTATGCATTCACTAACAGTTACTTTAATAAACACTATCGTTCCTATGTTGATGATGCCGTTCAAGAAGTCAAAGAATACGATTTTATTGTCAATCCCGACTTCAGTCTCTTACACTTCTTTACCAGTGATGTAAACAGGAAAGAACTTGAAAAACAGATGCAATCTATGTGGCGTCTTGTTTGGGGTCAGTGTCGTTGGGTTGACTATATCATTCCTAACGGTTATTCACTTTCTGGTACTCCTTTGAATGAAGCCATTGTTTGTCTTCATTCTATTATCCCTCTCTTCCAACAGAAGAACAGAACACAGAAAGTGAATGTTGTTATCTTGACTGATGGTGAGGCTAATGTTCTTCCTTACTATAAAAAAGGATACTATTCCAATGAAGATAGTATGGGATCATCTCGTGTTTATCCTGGAGACTATGTTCGTAATCGTAAAACTGGTCACACCTACATGATTGAATCTGATTATTATAAATTTACTGAGATTCTCTTAAACAACCTGAAACAAACTTTCCCTGATGTGAATACTATTGGATTCCGTCTAGCAAGTAATTCAGACTTTAAATCGTTTGTTCGTCGTTATGACAAAACAATGACTGAAGAATCCTACAAGAAAATCAAAAAAGAAAAATCCGTATCCATTAAAACCACAGGTTACACTTCTTATTTTGGTATTCTTTCATCTTCTCTTGACAACGATACTGAGTTTGATGTAGAAGTGGGTGCGACTAAAGCAAAACTCAAATCCGCCTTTACTAAAAATTTGGCCAATAAGTCTCTAAATAGGAAAGTATTGAACCAGTTTGTGGACATCATCAGCTGACCAGTTGAGAAACTGTCCACCTCACCCCCATCTCATGGGGGTTTTGAACTATATTAGCTTTGTTGAACACACCACCTGATTATGGCACTTTCTACCGAATACGTTATTTCTTCCCTTCAAGAACTTTACGGTGAAAACATTACCTCTGGAGACATTCGTGCGTGGTGTGCAATGAATGGTTCTAACTACCAGACTGTGACTAAAAAACTTGATGACTACAAAGTTGGTCGTGGTAAGTGGAACCTGACCGTACAAGAAAAATTGGAACAAACCTATCAAGCTCCTGCAGCAATTACAGCAAGTCCTGCAATCGAACAAAACCTAATTCCTGAAAAAGATGATTCCTTCGTCACTTTTGGTAACTTCAGCGATATCAAAAAAATTATTAAGTCCCGTCTCTTCTACCCTTCGTTCATTACGGGTCTCTCTGGAAACGGTAAAACGTTCTTGGTTGAACAGGCTTGTGCCCAACTCAAGCGAGAATTGATCCGTGTCAACATCACCATCGAAACTGACGAAGATGATCTTATTGGTGGTTTTCGTCTTGTTAATGGTGAAACTGTTTGGCACAACGGTCCTGTCATCGAAGCTCTGGAACGCGGAGCTGTGTTGCTTCTAGACGAGGTTGACCTGGCATCTAACAAGATTCTGTGTCTCCAATCTATTCTTGAAGGTAAGGGTGTTTTCCTTAAAAAGATTGGTAAATTTGTTCAACCTAAGGATGGTTTCAATGTAATTGCCACTGCCAATACCAAGGGTAAGGGTTCTGAAGATGGCAGGTTCATCGGTACCAACGTTCTCAATGAAGCATTCCTTGAACGTTTCTGTGTAACCTTTGAACAGATGTATCCGTCTCCTGCTACTGAACAAAAGATTCTTGAGTCTGGTTGTGACGATAAGCAATTCTGTAAGCACCTGGTAGACTGGGCTGATATCATCCGTAAGACCTTCTATGATGGTGGTATTGATGAGATTATCTCTACCCGTCGTTTGGTTCATATCGTTCGAGCATACAATATCTTTGGGAACAAGAGTAAAGCAATTGATGTTTGTACTGCCCGATTTGATGATGAGACCAAATCTGCTTTCCTTGAACTGTATGACAAGGTTGATGCAGACTTTCAAATGATTGACAACAAGGAGGAATCTTGATAGAATGAATGCATGGTCTCTATTGTATGATGAAATGAATGAGCTACCTAAGGATGGGTATGAATATACTCCCCTTTCAACTTCTAATGAATTTAATATGGATTTGAATTTAACTAATGATAATGGTTTCTGGAAATATGAGGAAGATGTAATTCTCAAAGAAATCCGTGACTATCTTGGTGGCACATATAAAGCACATTACGCAAACGACAACAAGACTCAGACACTGGATCTGATTGACAGTATTGGTGACTCAGAGGCCTTCTGTCGATCTAATGCTATTAAGTATCTGACACGGTTTGGTAAAAAGGAAGGCAAGTCTAAACTTGACATCCTTAAAGCAATCCACTACTGTATTCTCCTCTATCATTTCTCTGGCATCAACAAGCAACCAAAAGGTAATTATGAAACTTTCTGAATCCACTGTATCTCTCCTGAAGAACTTCTCTTCGATCAATCAGTCTATCTTGTTTAAGGAGGGACAAAAACTCCGAAGTATTTCGGTCATGAAGAACATCCTGGTTGAAGCTAATGTTGCTGAAGAGTTTCCCAAAGACTTTGGTATCTATGATTTGAATCAGTTCCTCAACGGTCTGTCTCTTCACTCCTCTCCTGATCTTGACTTTGACAATGATCAGTATGTTGTGATCAAAGAAGGTCGTTCTCGGTCTAAGTATTTCTTTGCAGATCCGTCTGTAATCGTTGCACCTCCTGAGAAAGAGATTACTCTTCCGACTGAAGATGTTTGTTTCCAACTGACCAGTCAACAACTGGAGAAACTGAAGAAGGCTGCATCTGTCTATCAACTCCCCGATATCTCTGTCATCGGTGAAGCTGGTGTCATCAAGTTGGTTGCTCGTGATAAGAAGAACGATACCTCTAATGACTTCTCTATTGTTGTTGGTGAGACCGATACTGACTTTGTGTTCAACTTTAAAGAAGAGAACCTCAAGATCGTTCCTGGCAACTATGATGTAGTAGTATCAGAAAAACTTCTGTCTCGCTTCCAGAATCAAAACATCGATGTGACATATTACATCGCCCTGGAACCTGATTCCACTTTCGGTTGATGAGACACATACTCTTCACATTGAAGGGTTGTCCTTATGGTTTATTGGATGACGAGGCACACATTCGTAATGTTCTTGCTAATGCTGCCTCTCTTTCCGAAAGTACTCTCCTTGATGTATCATCCCATAAGTTCGACCCACATGGTGTGACTGCCATTGCTCTTCTTGCAGAGTCCCATATCTCAATCCACACATGGCCTGAGAATGGTATGGCAGTATGTGACGTGTTCACTTGTGGTGATCATACCAATCCAAGATCTGGTGCAACATACATGTATGAAGCCATGGGTGCAACTGATATAGTATCTGAAATGTTTACGAGACCATTGCAATGAATATTTTTGTTACGAGTTCGGATCCATGGGAGTCTGCCAAAGTTCTCCCCGACAAACACATTGTCAAGATGCCCCTAGAGACATGTCAAATGCTCTCTATCGTCTGTTCAGAGAAGTGGGGTCATGGGTTCGGAACCATCCCTAAGGCCGATGGAACCCCTTACAGTACCGAGAAAGGTGCCTTCCGTAACCATCCCTGTACCAAGTGGGCAAACGAATTCGTGATGAACTGGCAATGGTTACTTCATCATGGTATCGCTTTATGCGATGAGTACAAGATGAGGTATGGTAAAACTCACACCTGTTTTCATTCTCTTCTTGCTGCTCAAGAAATTCTTCCCACTGGTGATCCAACAGGAAGAAGTGGTAAAGAAACAACACCGTTTGTTCGAGCTATGCCAGACGAGTATAAATTTGATACAAATATCTCGACATTTGATGCATACAAGATGTATATTGCATCTAAACCTTGGGTGAAAGATAATTATCTTCGTTTACCCCATCGTAAACCAGAATGGGTATGAAAACAACTATTACTATTGATGATGATGGTATATTGACTTTCCCTCCAGAATTGATTGAAGTTACTGGATGGAAAGAGGGGGATATGTTAGAATGGACTGACCGTGGAGACGGTTCTTTTGAGTTGAGGAAAATTGATGAGTCGTAATGAATTTGTCTGGGTTGAATCGTATCGACCCCAGACTATTGAAGATTGTATTCTTCCTGATGGAATTAAGAATACTTTCAAACAATTTGTTGAAAAAGGAGAGGTACCAAATCTCCTTCTATCTGGCCCACCTGGATGTGGTAAGACCACAGTTGCTAAAGCACTTTGTCATGAACTTGGAGTAGATTATTATGTCATTAATGGATCCGACGAAGGTCGATTCCTCGATACTGTCAGAAACAATGCGAAAAACTTCGCTTCGACCGTCTCACTTTCTTCAACTGCTAAACACAAAGTCATCATCATTGATGAGGCAGACAATACAACCCCAGATGTACAACTCTGCCTTAGGGCGTTTACAGAGGAATTTATTGGTAACTGTAGATTCATCTTCACCTGTAACTACAAAAACAAAATCATATCCCCACTTCACTCTCGATGTGCAGTTGTTGACTTTGCAATCAAAGGAAAAGAACGACAAGAACTTGCAGCCAAGTTCTTCCAGCGTCTCAGGACTATTCTTGAGACAGAGAGTGTGGAATATGATCCGAAAGTACTTGTAGAATTAATTCAGAAACACTTCCCTGATTGGAGGAGGGTTCTCAATGAACTTCAACGATACTCTGTCAGTGGTAAGATTGACACAGGTATTCTTGCTGCTTTTAGTAATGTAAAAACCGATGAACTATTCAAAAATCTCAAGGATAAAGAATTTGCGAAGGTCAGGAAGTGGGTCGTGGATAATCTTGATAACGATCCTCACGTACTTCTTCGTAGTGTTTACGACGCAATATATTCACACTTGGATGGTAGTGGGATCGCTGCTGCTGTTCTCATTATTGCTAAGTATCAGTATCAAAGTTCTTTTGTCGCGGACCAAGAAATAAATATGTTGGCATGTCTTACTGAGATAATGGTTGAATGCAACTTCAAATGAATAAAGTATTTGCAATAATGGCCTTATTGTTTGTTCCAATTCCAGTCTTGGCTGAGAACTATTATCAACCAGGTGGATCACAACAAACTAAATGTTATAAGAGTGTCTATCGTGAGGAGTATGTTCCAGGTACACGTTATAGTCCTGGATATGTGAAAAAGTTTAATGAGAGAGTTGAGGTTCCTTGTAAGAACCAAGTTCGAACACAGCCTTATACTCCTCAGAGTAATGTAGACGATAATTCGTGTGTTGAAGGTTCTATCATTGGTGGTATTCTTGGTGGTGCTGCTGGTGGAACTCTAGCCACGAAGAAGAACTGGATCTGGTCAATCCCAACTGGTATAGTTGGTGGTGCCCTTATTGGGTGTCAGGTTGATGGGGGCTAGGAAAATATAATCACTATCGAACAAAATTATGAACGTTAAAGTATTTCGTATGTCCTCTGGTGAGGATGTGGTTGCTGATGTCCTTGAAGACAAAGAGGACAGTCTTGTTATCATGAATCCTATTGTTGCATTTAATCAAGGTGATGGTCGTCTTGGTTTTGCACCTTATGCACCTCTTCTGAAACGTGAAGAGAAAGAACTGGAAATTGATAAGAAGTGGATTGTGTATATTGCCAATGTTAACGATGAATTGGTAGATCAATACGAAGAGATGTTCTCTCCATTGAAAAC